GACAGACTGCTAAAAGAATGAGGGGAACATGCCGCGTAACGCGACAGGCAAAGACTCGCGGAAAAGATCAGGAGACATGTACCGGCTGGCGGAGCGTGCGACATCCATGGCCTCTGGGGTGTCGTGATTGGCGTGTTGAAGAAGGCCGAGGTAATTGAGCCACTTGTTCTGAGCGGAAGGATCTCGACTTTCAAGAATGATTGACCGGTACTGAATGCCGCGGGCAGAGTACTCGGGAATAGGACCACCGAGCTCGAACCCGCTGAACTCACCGCGAGGCCCGTTTTGATTCTTAAACTCCCATTGGGAGTCGGGAAACAAGTCGGACTCACAGTAGCGGTCAATGGCCTCATCGTCGCCGTTGATGGCTACGGTGTCCTTGGGCGTCACGTGGTTAATCAGAGAGGCCACGACGGCGCGGCGGACGCTGTTGAGAGGCCAAGTGTAGCGATCGCCTGAGTTCTGCATAGTGGCCATTGTGCCATGGCGGCTGCTGGAGCCCAGGCGCCGCTCAATGTAAGCCCTAACGTAGTCCTCGGGAAAACCAGACTTGCGCATCACATGGATATCGAAATTAAGCACGCCGGCGTCACAGCCAACATCCCATCGTGTGACGTCCGAAGTGTGCACACCATTGTTGACGCGCCAGCGCTTTTGATACTCAACGATAAATTGTTCCGGGTTCATACGCCGGTAGAACAAGAAATTGTCGGGAAATGCTGGAATGATTTCATCCTCGAGAAACAGGGCGAAAGGAGCGTCAGCGAGCGTGTGGGTAATGTCATACTCATGGATCAACTGGCCCGGAATGGCTTCCACTTTGTTGCGCTTCTCGTCCTTCTTAATGATCTGATTCTTGAGACTGATGATGATGTCACTGGCAGTGCGAGAAGGGTCGTGGGCACGCAATTTGGCGATAACCGCAGAATAGCTACGCTTGGAAGCGTACTCGCTGACGGCACGCTCGCAGTACTGCTCAAACTTGGCGGCCGTCCACTGAGGGGGGGACGTAACCAAACGGTCATACTCGGAGCAAAGATCGCTACGACTGCATTGAAGCATACGGGCGGTGTTCGCCTTCACCGATGAGGGGGTGAGACGCTTCTTAACCGAAAGCAAATAAGTGGTGGTGTCAGCTCGCTTGTGGACGTGAGGGTTGACGAACGCGACGTCCTTGAACTGATCCGTGGAACCACCGGGGCCAGGAAGTTCGCGATGTTCCTTAGCGTGAAAATGAACTTCGCGGGTAAGTTCATCCACGGGTGGGGCAGCGCTTATAGTGTGGTCGCCTGGGCCTGGGTCCGACGGCCCGGCGTCCTCAACAGCATGGTACTCAACCGCAGGGAACACAGACTGGTACTCGGCGGCGGCAACGGTGGCTCCGACGCGAGCAAACCAGGGCAAAGACGGCATACACCATTCGAGATGGCGATAGAAGGCGGCTTTCACAAGCGAAGACGGGGCGGTGAGGTTCGGGGCGCAGCCAGACCGAACAGCGCAAATGAGTGAGTTCATGAGCACACTACCGGTGGGGGACTGACGCGTCTTTGAATCGGGGTCCATGGCGTCCATGTGGACGTAAACACCGGTGCTGGATCGGGTTAAAGCGACATACGCAGATCTATCCATGACCGACCCCTCAAGTCCGGTCATGTCCACCTCCATGTCTTTCTTGAAGTCCTCACCCTGGACCGAGGAATAAGTGTAGGCTTGACGGCCCCCAGCGGCAAGCACTCCCGCATACCGGGGGGAAGCGGTACAAACGGGCAAGCCAGCCATGGGCTCAGTTGTGTGAGTAATGTGACCGAGGAGCGGATTTGTTGTGTGAACTCCTAAGGTGTTTGCCAGGATGCCAAATCCGCGATGAGTAACTGTGGCGTACCGAGTGACTAACGGGGCCAAACAAGCAATAGGGGAATCATCATACTCGCTTTGAGTGCCAGCGACTGGAAATTTTGCCAGACCTTGAGCCGGATCGCCGTTGACAACAACTTCCGTAAGCAAAGGATTGGCAAGAATGATGAGATCCAGCATGCCTCCCCAAAACTTGCCGGCGTCGTCAAATATTGCTGGGCCGGTGCAGGATTCCGTAATGGCGGAGGCGATGGTCGGGAAATTGAAGCCCCTAAGCTCTGGAAAGTCGAGGCCGGCCTTAGCCTGGGCGCGTAAGGACTCAGTATGAGAAATGATACGCGCTTGTCGACGAGTGTCAGGGTCCAAAGACTGTAGATAAGCCTTGGTGGCGGTAGTCTTGCCGCAGCCCCAGACGCCGAAATAAGCGCGAACCTTGACGGTGCGGGAACCGTTGCCCAACTTGTAGAGGTCGACAATATTGTCTAGCGACTGCAGAACGGCGGGGTTATGAAACGATTCCAAAACACTTGGGTGAGCCTTGAGGTCGGAAACGAGTCTGGCAGCCCGTCCCAAATCTGCAGTGTACTCTAACACCTCCTCTTCCAAATGGACGGCGGGTAGGGCAAGGTCACGATACTTGGCGAGCCTCATCTCCAGGGATTGCTGAATGGCAACCCAGTGAGATGGGTTGGGGCGAGACACGACAGCGGCATTGTCCTTGCGCTGAGCATGTGTGGCGCCGATCTTTCCAGGGACTGGAACGACCTCCTCGTGATTGGCAGCTACCGAAGGGGTCCAACCAACCGGCACTTTGACTCGAAAGGTGCGGTTGAGCCGAAACCTCTGCCACATCGAGCCAGGTGATGGAGCACCAATGGCGCGAGAGGCGGCGTTTTGGTTATAATCATACAGCGGTGGCCAGGGGGCGCGTCGGTTAGCGGCGAAGTCGATGGCAAAGCCTTCCTGATTGTTAGGGTCAATCGGGAGACAAGAGAACGATCCAATAAGGGCCGAGACGACTTCGTTGCGGGTTCTGGGCAACGCATGGTCGCCACACATGCCGACCAACAGCGCAGAAGGCTCTGGAGAAGAGTCTACGGGAGACGCATTAAGGGAATTCTGGAATGCCAGCTCCCATTGGGGCCAAATGGGCCTGATCGTCCTCAAGACTCGAGAAAGATTGGCTTGAGCGCTGCTGAGTGGGCCGGGTGAAGCGATTTCAACATGCGTGAGACCTGATATGACCGAATGAGACATGACCATGGGAATGGTGGGCCAGGAAGTCCGGGTGGGATGGACCACCGTCGTGGACAGCCCAGTCAGGCTGATACCAAAGCCGGAGGCAGCGGCGAAGTTCAATATGTCGGCCTGGAAGACATTGCCCACAACAGGGTCGGTAGGGTCGGGTTTTCGGCCGGTCACTTCCATGAACCAACTGTACCACATGTGGCTGGTGCCGCCAAAAGTGGCAACGCACTCCCAAAAACAGGACTGACCAGGCGTCAAAGCGGGGTACTTCGTCGTGCAATTGGCATAAGCGCGCTCAACGGCCCGGACCCACTCAAGGAAAGTCATTCCTTGCGGGTCAACTGCCAAAGGTGAAATGGAAATACCAGATGGGAAGTTTGAAGCTTGAACAACCACGACGGGCAAGGCCTTATCGACATTGCGCACACGCACGGTGGGTGCGGGTTTGTCCGGGAGAGGAGGCAAGTTGACAAAAGCCGGTAGTTGACGGAGGTCCGTGACCGGAGGAGCTAAAACGCTGGAACAAAAGTTAAGGCAGTGACAAACGTAGTAGCGAACAACGGGCCAATACACGTAAGGTACCCGACAAATGGCAACATGCAATGGAATGGGGGAAGAGGCAAGATCGCTGGCCATAAAATGTTTCCACCAGTCCACAATGTCCCAACACAAAGTGGGCTCGCCGCTGCCTGGGCTGAAAGGTTTAACGACGGCGATTGCAGCCGCATGTTCCAGTGCGATTAAAGACCACCAAAGCAGGGGCACCCAGAACCACCCTGTGACCAGAGCCGTGGGAAGAATGCAGTGTGGAATGAGACCGGGAAGAACACTCAAAAGGCCGACAGACCAAAGGTAAGCCTGGAAAAACCAGCCGCGCCCGGGCAACACCATGAGTATGGTGGCACCCGGGCCGCCACACACTTCCGTAATCGAACGTTCAACGGCTATGGAAACCCAACCGGGAAGCCACAGCTGACGCCAGAAGTGCCCAGCGAGCCGGGAAAAGATTTTAACGACATGGCCCGGAAGGATGGCTGTGACCACAATGATGGCAAAGGTCAGCAGGACGCGAAGAGGTTGCAAGTCCATCCATTTGGTTAAATGCGTGACGAGTTCCCACAGGGGGACATGCATGATGACATTGCTCAGAATTTCACCGACCAAGATCTTAGGAATCAGGAAGGTGAAAACTGTGGAGGTGAAGGCGGACAGACGTTGAAGCATGGTAGGGCAGTTGGGAATGGCAGATCGACGCCAAGACGTCTTGACCATCGGGGACCAACCACCGCCTGGCGTCGGGTGAATTGTGCGGTATCTGCGGCGCTCGTCTACATAATGGTACAAGTCGGGTAGAGGGCCAAGCAGCTGCCATTGAAAGGACAGGAGGTACATGAGGTTCCAAAAGCCTCTCGTAATGACATAATCCCAAGTCTTGACAGGGGCCATCCGATGTGCGATGTGGGAGGCCACCCACTGTTCACGCGAGGTCTGGCGAGGCATGATGGAAGTGGCGAGTTGGGAAACTTTGGCTGATAGATTGCGCGTGGAAAGGTCAGGCGTACGGGTGGTAAAGGCGAGAATTCCAGTCAACAATTTGGTTGGTAGCCACTCGTCTTTCCAGGTGCCCGTTGCTGAGGCGGGGATGCGGACGTAAGATCCCGTGCTGAAGGTACGAGTGTGCTGCTCCTCGGCGTCGCCTGAGAAGATGTGCCAAACGCAATGCCCAAGCTTGTAGTCCAAAAGCACAACATGGTAAACTCTGCCGGTGGCGGAGCGAACGCTAGAAGTCCTGAGCCATGACACGGTCACATCGATTGGAGTGAAATACGACTCTGAAGGTGAACCGGCGAAGATGAAGTTGAACCCGTTTAAGTCGTAGTCAATGTCGTGGCTGGCGGGCTCGAAGCTGTTGGCTCGGTCTAAGACCTCATGAGGATTCATGCCAGTCACAAACAGGTGGCCGGTTGGGTTCTCCGAGTCGAGACGCTCAACCAGCTCGTGAGGAGATACCTCGGACGAGACATCATGCATGAAGTAGGTGGGATGAGCGTCCAGCTTCACCGTTTTGACTCCAATGCCGGGATACCGAGCAACGTCCTTGGCCTCGTAAACTGGGTTCTGTACGGATCCGGGTTGCGGGAGCAGATGAAGTTTGGAAGACTTGACGGACACCACACCGTAGTTGTTGGGGGACAACCATTGTCGCATGCGTCTGAGCTGTCCCTCTTCAATGCTCTTGTGGAGGGCGTGTGGAACTTCTGGGGCGTCTGGCTGAGGCACTTCCATGCCGAGATCGGCAAGCAGGTGCATTTGACTGGAAGGTATAGCATATGGTGTCGTTTCCTGGGCACGCGAACGGCCCTTAAAATAATCTACGAGGTGTTTGTTAAGCACAGCATGTTCCTGGGGAGAACCGGAGAAGAACTCCCGGCGAAGAGTGTTGCCGACCGAGTAGCAAAGTTGGGCTAGCAGGATGAGGACCATTTCATCGACAGAGTCTCGAATCACCACGGGTGGCGGGCAAGAACCATCGGAGAGGGAAGGGCAGTGACAAGCGGGGCGATGAACGCGAGTAACCGCATATCCTCTACTCATGTCGGTGAGGATTAGCGGAACATCGTCATCAAGCGGAAAGTACCAGAGCGCCTCTTCGGCTGCGGAGGAAAATTTCGGGGGTTTGTCGTTGACCGGGTCGTGGGAGCGGGGAGACTTGATTTTGGGCACAGTGAGCGAAATCATCCGCTCAAGGGCGGTGAGATTGGCTTGGTAACGCGGAATCAACGGTAGTCGCTCTGTGAGGTCAGGTGAGGACGCCCGCTTATCGGGGTGCAGTGACATTAACTCAAAGGTTTTCGGCTGGAGGGGCTCGCGGGCCGATGCCCACGCCATCACGGCGGGGACACCAGTCCGAGAAGCTTGGCGTCGCGACATCTCGTCGGCGATACCAATGCCCGTGGCTGAGAATAGCGATCTGACGTCACGTCAGATGCTGTTTTGAG